ATCGCGGAACTGGATTTCCAGACGCTCCGAGAAAGGGTCGCGCAGCTAGAGCGCCACATCGCTCGCATGGCCAGGGCAGAGAGCATCCAGACGGTTCGTTCTATTGCTGAGTTGGCGAACGCCAGCGGTCAGCCACACCCGACCGAACACGATAAAACTCTATGAGCACTCAACCCGATAGCACACCGGCAGCAACCGCCGAAGCCCCGAACAAGGGTGTTGGCTGTGACGCTTTGTTAGACCACGCCTTTCGCATCCTAAAAGAGCGTGGCCCCATGAAGGCCAAGAAACTCGCCGACACGCTCGGACTGCCCAATGCGCGGTCGCTCTCCATGAAGCTCCAATACCAACACGCCCGAGTGCAGAACAACGCCGGGAAGTGGACGTTGGTCTAACGGTCGGGATGAGCCACGAGGCCAGAACACCAACAAACTCACGCTATGAAATCCAAAGCATCGAAAACCAAAACGCGCACGAAAGCCGGACAGTCGGCCTCGTTGCGCTCTGGCCCGTGGTTAGGGCTGTCTGTGAACGAGTGGCCGAAAGCCGCACTGCTCGCGCTCCCGCATCGCAAGTGGGATGACGACAGTCCGCGCTATGACTCCGTGCTAATCGTGAGCACGGGAAAGAAGCATGACAGCGGGTGGGCGATGATCGCAATCATCGGCGTGCGCGAGCAAAAGCCGGTCGAGGTATGCACGGTCTGCTCGGACGATATAGAGTGGAAACTGCCACCTGCGAAAACCTACGGCCCGAATGCGGAATGCAGCTTTGGCCAATTCCGCACCGACTGCGCGATCAAATCGGGTGCTCTTCATGCGTGGACCCGCGAAGGCAAGTTCCGTGTGGGTGCCAGCCTGAGCAGCACGGAGATCGAGCTTTGCCCGAACACCGAGCTGAGGAACGCCGGTGGCGGTGACGCCGCGAAAACACTCTGACCATGGAGACCACAAACAACACCACACCGCCGGACGTTACCGGCGTTCCTCCTCCAGCGACTGGTTCGCCCTTCCGGTTCGGGGTCGGGCAAACCTACGAAACGCAGGCCGGTAACCGCGTCACGGTTATCGACCGCTACACCAAATTCAAAGGCTACGAATGCCTCGTGTGCAGCGACGGGAAGCACCGCTACGACCGCAGCAACGACAGCAACGATGCGGGCCGCGTGACTGGCACGGCGCACGACTACTCCGACCCTGCGAACTTCAAGCGGGCGAACGACAAGTTCAGGGACACGGCGGGAACGTAGCCCAATAGCAATTTAACCTCATGAAAAACCAACTGACTCAATTCGCGGCTCGTAGCCGTGTTCTCCTGCAACGCCTTGTTAGGCTCCGTCTCCGTCGTTTCGTCCTACTGCGACCAAGCGACCCCGTTTTATTTTCAGAGAGAACTGGGCACCGTAAGCCCGTGCTACGGCTGGGTGGATGGCGCATAGTCCCTGCGTATAACTGCCCCGTCTGGAATCGCGGCAATCCTTCTGCCTAACGCTTGGTTAGGCCCCTTTCGATTTAATACGCATGAAAACACTACAAATAAACTGCGGCGACATAATTGAAGTCCCGAACCACACTGGAGGCACCGACCTCTACCACGTCGCCGGAGTCTATCACGGCAGCGTCAAAAGCGACTCGCTCGTGGAACTGGCACCGCTCACGCAGGCCAAGGGCAGCGACGGCCCGAGGACGACAAACGCAATGGTGCCCCTGCGCGTGATTGAGGCGGGCGTCGATGCGGGTGCCTTCACGCACTCTTCTGCCGAACGCAGCAGTGAGCGAGCCGGAGGACAGCGCCGCGAAGTAGGCGTGGCCTCGCGGTTTCTGTGACACGCAACCGGCTTCGCTCCAGTGCTTTGTTAGGCTGGGTCGATTTTCTGGAAATAACGCTTGCGCTAAACCGAGCGATGGGTTTGGCTCTGCTCATGAACTCAACAAAACACCTAGTCACCTCTGGCCCAATGCGCGGCATGACCGTATATGTCTGGCCGGGCGTGCCAAACATGTGGTATAACGCGGACAAAGTAATCGTCTCAAGGCGCGAGGACGGAAAAGCCCGCTTTGCAATCGCCCCCGAACTTCTCAAGCCTGTCGCATGAAAAAGAAAAACCCAGCCGCCGTGAAACTTGGCAAGATCAAGACCCCGAAGAAAGCCGCCGCCGCCCGCGACAACGGACGGAAGGGCGGACGCCCTGAGTCCCAGGCACTGCGGGATGCTCGCATGGAGGCATTTCAGGCGCTGCGCGTGATCTACGAAATCCGCGTCGCCGCTGGCGACCCAGAGGGAAAGCTAATGATTCCCGAGCTAATTGGTAGAATCTCCGACATGAGATTGCTAATAGAACGCGCCGACAAGGCGCTTGATGATTTAGGATTAGGAGCGGGCGGAAGCCCGCTTAGGTCGGAAATCAACGATTTATTAAAATCATTACCCAAATGCCCTACGAATATTTAGCAACAATCCAAAGCGGAGACGGGCCAGATGTATGGACGTGTGAGGTAACGATTAAGGCCGTCGATATTCTAGATGCTGCTAGCCAGGCAAAAAATAGAGCGGATGAATTGCGGGGATTAGTTACGTCAATCGACCAAGCGCCAATGTTATGATACTCCAAACCTTACAACTTGCTGGGCTCCTCGAAGAGCTAGACCGCGACCACAAACGCCAGCAGGCCCACAAATGGAAGGTTGTCGGCGGGGAGATGCGGGCGCTCCGCCAAAAAGCGGGCGTGTCACTCCGCGAGCTGGCGCGGCGAATGAACATAAGTGCCCCGTTCCTTTCCGATATGGAGCGAGGGGCTCGGCACTACACGCAAGAACGCATCGCCTCGGCATCGTCCGCTCTCCGTCTGCCGAACGCGCCCGGTGAGCCACGCGACCAGAACGCGCCGAAGTCCTAGCGGCCTAGCGCGTTCCGTGACAGTCAATCGCGTTGGCTCCAGCGGCTGGTTAGGCTCTGTGATTTATTTTAGAGATTCTTTGAATTAACGCTTGCAAACAATCAAACACGCGGGCACGGTCTGGGTATGAGCTACGCCACAATCTCCCTCACCTACAACGAAGCTAAGTCTATCCGCGCCCGTTACCGCAGCGCCGTCGCCGCCCTCAAATCCATGGAGTATAACGCCAGCGTGAGCAAAAACCCCAGCGGCTACGCCGATGCGCTGGAAAACGCCCGCTACTGGGTAAAGCACTTCGAGGAAAGGCTTGCCAAGTGAGGGGCGGAAAACGCAAAGGGGCCGGGCGCAAGCCCGCCCCGCCGAGGGTGGCGATCACCCTGCGCACCGACGAACACACCGCCAGCCGATTCCGGCTATACTGCCACCTAACAAAACTAAGCCAGGCCGCCGCATTTGCGCGGCTGGTAAACGAAGCAAAAGCCCCATGAAATCCACCAACAAAATATGCCCGGAATGCTCAAACGAATGCGAACGCGACGAAGCAGACGTAGGAATCGGGATAATGTATGGCCCGTGGGGATGTCGTTGCGGGTGGAGCGAGCGGGAAGAATATAATCACGCAGGAAGGTCGGCCCCTATACGCGACGGATGCCGGATTGACTCGCGCGGCGGGCTCACTCCGCTGCCCTTGGAGGTCGAAAAGTCTCCGCAAAAGTTCCGTTCAAGCCATTTCCGTCTGCCTAACGCTAAGATCAGCTAACGGCGCACCACGCCCACAAATCACCATGAACTCTTCCGAACACTCAGGGCAATCGTCGCCGTTAGCTGTAACGCCGGGTTCGGCGTTCCGGTGGACATACGCAGCCGTCTGCGCGCTCGCCGTGAAACTCCTCGAAGAAGACAGCCGAACCTGCGGCGACAACTGGCCAGCCGGACAATCGTGGGATGACCTCGGCGGCTCCTCGAAATCGGTCTATCTGCACCGTGCGCGTGAACTCGCTGGCATCCCTCACGCCGACTTCTTGGCCATCGTGCGGGCGGACAGTGATGCAATCGAAGACATCTACGAGCGGGGCTCTCTGCCGCCGAACACCTGAGATGAGCCACGACCCCGCAGAATTTCAACTGGCGTCCGAACCCGCAGCCACCGTCGAAAACGGACAGCCGGGGTCGTTGCGCTCTGGCGACTGGTTAGGTGTCCGGGGGTTCGATCTTCGGTGCTGCGACTGCATGGACCTGATGCGCGAAACGCCGGACAAAGCCTACGACCTCGCAATAGTCGATCCGCCATACGGCATCGGCGAGGACGGCAAGAGCAACCACTCGCGCGACCGACTGGCTACCGCTACGCGCTATGCTCCGAAGTCGTGGGACAAGTCGCCGCCGCCGATGGAATACTTCGCGGAGCTGCGCCGGGTAAGCCGCAATCAAATCATCTGGGGCGGCAACTACTTTCCGCTCCCGCCGACCTCGTGCTGGGTCGTGTGGGACAAAGACAACTCTGGCGACTTCGCGGACTGCGAGCTGGCGTGGACGAGCTTCAAGACAGCCGTGCGCAAATTCAAATTCAGGTGGAACGGGATGCTGCAGGAGAACATGGCGGAAAAGGAAGTGCGCATACACCCGACGCAAAAGCCGGTCGCGCTGTATCGCTGGATACTGGAGAACTACGCGAAGCCGGGCCAGCGCGTGCTCGATACGCACCTCGGGTCAGGGTCGCACGCGATTGCGGCGCACTACTACGGCACGCACCTGACCGCGTGTGAAATCGACGCCGACTATTTCCGCGAGGCGTCCGACCGCATCAACCGTGAGACCGCCCAAGCGACTCTCTTCACCTAACTGTGTTTCTGCCGCCCCGAGTGGCATATCCAAACCCACAAACCACAGCCTATAAAATGAAAACAAAATCCGAGGTCGTGGAAATGGTGCGGGCAAAAATCCGCCTTCGGCATTTTGCCTACTCGACCGAGCAGGCTTATTGCGGGTGGGGCGCCCGTTACTACGACTTCACTCTCGGCCTGCCTCGCGAGCTCACCCCCGAGGCCAAGGCCGAGCGTTTCCTCTCCGATCTTGCGCAGCGCCTCCATGTCGCCGCCAAGACCCAAAACCAAGCCCTCGCCGCCATCCTCTTTTTATACGAGCACGTCATGGGCAAACCGCTGGGCAAGATCGACGCCCTCCGCGCCAAGCAGCCCAAGCAACTACGCTGCGCACCGAGCCTCGACCAGATCCGCGCCTTCCGCGCCGCCGTTCGCGACACCCCCAACACACCGGCTCGCCTCCTGGTGGATCTTCTCTACGGCTGCGGCCTCCGCGTCTGCGAACCCCTCGACCTCCGCGTGAAGGACATTCTCTGGGGCGAAAACCAGCTCTCCATCCGAGACGCCAAGGGCGGCAAAGATCGCCGCGTCCCCATTCCGGCATCCGTTCGCGAGGCGCTGCGCGTGCAGGTGCTCCGCGCCCGCCAGGTCTGGGAGTGGGACCGCCGCAACGCTCCGCGCGTCGGCGTGTCCCTGCCTCACGCACTCGCCAAGAAATACCCGACCGCGCCCTTCGCTTGGCAGTGGTTCTGGGTTTTCCCCTCCGCCAACCATTGCGCGCACCCGCGCACAAACGAGCGGTGCCGCTACCACCTCCTGCCCGATGCGCTCCAGCGCGTGGTCAAGCAGGCCGCCACCCTCGTCGGAATGGACGGCCTCATCACGCCCCACATCCTGCGCCACGGCTACGCCACCCACCTGCTCTCCGCTGGCGTGGACATCCGCACGGTCGGCGAGCTCATGGGCCACAACTCAATTGAAACGACGGCGGGCTACGTTCATCCGCAAATCAGCCGAGCGCCCAACCCGCTCGACCTCCTCGCCGCTTAACTTCGCAACTTCCGTTTATCTGCGATTGTCCCGCGTGACGGCAAAATAAGCCCCCGCCCAATCTCGCCCCATGGTGGCGAGAGCAGTCCCGCAGCGGCATGAGCATCCGGTAATCACCCGGAATCGAGCCATCGTCGCCGCGCGTCGCGCCGAGGCCGCCGCCCGCGACTCCGAAAAACGCAGCGGCCTTCCAACCCTGAACAGCGAGCGCGCTTACGAGATTCTCATAGGCACGTCCTCCGCATCAGGCGCGACCGTAAACGCCCACACCGCCCTCGGCGTCCCCGCCGTCACCGCCTGCGTCGGCCTCCTTGCCGACATGGTGGCGCTGCTGCCGCTCAAACTTTACCGCCGAACAGCAGACGGCGACGTCGAGGAGCCACGCCACCCCGCCGCCCGTGTCGTCGCCCGCCCAGGCGATCTTCATACCGGCTTCGAGTTCCGCCAACTCGTCATGACCGGCGTCGGCCTCGGCGGCAACGGCTACGCCCGCGTCCACCGTGCCGCCAACGGCGAGCCCGGTGAACTGGAGTGGCTCGCCCCCTGCGACGTAGCGCCCCAGCGCATACAGGGTCGGCGCTTCATAACTTACAGCATCACCGACGAGCGCCGCCTGCTCACCCGCTACGACCTCATCCACACTCGCGGCCTTTCTCGTGACGGCATCGCCGGCATGTCGCCCATCACCCAGCTTCGCGAGTCCATCGGCCTCTCCATCGCGCAGCGCGAGCAGGCCGGCAGCATCGCCAAGAACGGCGCCCGCTTCCCCGGCATCATCTCCACGCCAGCCTCGCTCAATAAGGGTCAGCTCGACGACGCCCGTGCCGAGTGGCAACGCGCCCAAGCCGGCGCCGCCAACGCAGGCAAGACCGCCATTCTCCACGGCGCTTGGTCCTACGCCGCCACCAACGGCATGAGCATGGCCGACGCCGAATTTTTGGAATCGCGCCGCTTTGAGCTTCAGGAGATCGCCCGCCTTTATCGCATCCCCCCCTTCCTCATCGGCGACACCACCGCCAACACCTCATGGGGCTCCGGAATCGAGCAGCAGAATCTCGGCTTCCTAGCCTACTCGCTCAATCCTTGGCTCCGCACCTTCGAGGATTCTTTCGACTACACGCTCCTGACTGCTAACGAGCAGGCGGCCGGCCTCCACTTCGTTTTCGACCGCGAGGAGATCGGCGCCGTCAGCCTCCAAGCACAGGCGCAGTTCATCGCCTCCATGCGCACCGCCGGCGTCTTCTCGCCCAACGACGGCCGCGAGTGGCTCGGCTATCAGCGTAAGCAGGTCGCCGGCATGGACGATTACCGCGCCCCACTCAACTCCTCCTCCACCGGCTCGGCTCCCGCCCAGCAGACCTCTCCCGTTTCCGAATGAGCACTAAATCCGCCCCCGCTTCCACCGCCATCGAGCGCCGCTACACCACCGGCGCCGTCGAGCTGCGCACCGACATGGACGGCGCGGGCAACGTCGTGAAACGGAAGGTGCGGGGCTACGCCGCCGTTTATGGCGCGGAGTCGGAGAACCTCGGCGGCGAGTCCTACCGCATGATTGAAACCATCGAGCCCGGCGCCTTCGACGACGTGCTGAAGGACGACGTGCGCGCCCTCTTCAACCACGACGCGAACCTGATTCTTGCCCGCTCGAAAAACGGCACCGGCACGCTCACGCTAGGCGTTGACGAGCGCGGCCTATTCTACGAGTTCGAGGCACCCGACACTCAGGCAGGGCGCGACCTTCTCGTTTCGCTTCAACGTGGGGACGTGGACCAATCCTCGTTTGCGTTCACTGTCACCCGCGAAGGGCAGAAATGGGAGGAGGAAACGCGCGACGGTGTGACCACCGCACGCCGGACGATCACGAAGGTCTCCCGCCTCTACGACGTTTCGCCGGTCACTTATCCGGCGTATCCCGACGCCACCGCCGCGCTCCGCTCGCTCGACGAGCACAAGCGCGCCGCCGCCCCCCTTTCTCCTCCTGCGGCCCCCGCCGCCACTCCCTCTCCGATCACGGGCGCGCAGGCCGCCCGACTCGGCCTCACCGTCCGGTAAGTCCTGCGCGCAAACCAACCCACACCCACCCACGCCATGAGCAAGAACATCATCAAGGAGCGCTCCGAGCGCACCATCGCCCTCCGCAAGGAGGCCAGCACCCTCGACACCACCACCGCCGAGGGCCGTTCCCGCATCGACGCCATCTCCACCGAGATCGCCGACAACGACACCGTGATCCAGGCCGAGGCCCGCCGCCTTGAGCTGGCCGGTCAAAAGCCCCACGATCTTAGCAAATCGGAAGAGCGCGACCTCGCCTCCTTCGACTTCGGCAAGATCGTCCGTCACCTTCACGCCCACGCCCGCGGCTCCCGCGTCGATAACCTCGACGGCATCGAGGCCGAGATGGTGCGCGAGGGCGAAAAAGAGGCCCGCACTCACGGCTTTCAGGCTTCCGGCCTGCTGCTCCCCCGCGTGCTCGTCCGTCGCCAGCAGGGCATGGAGCGCCGCGACATGACCGCCGGCACCGCCGGTCAGGGCGGCAACACGATCCAGACCGACAAGGTCGGCCTGCTCGACGACTTCTTCAATGCCCTCGTGCTTCGCGCCGCCGGTGCCCAAGTTTACGAAGGCGTCGTCGGCAACCTCGACCTCCCCCGCATCATCGCCGGCACCGCCGGTGCGGCCAAGGCCGAGAACGCAGCCGCCGACGAGACCTCGCCCACCACGGCGATGCTCTCGCTCAACCCCAACCGCCTGCCCGCCTACGTCGAAGTCTCTGAGCGCCTGCTCATGCAGTCCTCGGCCAACATCCAGCAGGCCGTCCAGCGCGTGCTCTTCAGCCAAGCCCTCGCCACCGCCGAACGCGCCTTCTTCCACGGCTCCGGCACCAACGAGGCCGAGGGCATCTGCGTTACCTCCGGCGTTGACATCACCAGTGTCGCCGGTGGCACCAACGGTGCGGCCCCGACCTTCGCGAACATCATCGGCCTCGAAACCGCTGTGGACACGCAGAATGCCCTCATCGGCAATTTGCGTTACTTCACGAACGGCAAGGTTCGCGGCAAGCTGAAGGGCACGCCTCGCGTCGCCTCGACGGACTCCATGATGATCCTCGACGACCGCGCTGGCGGCCTGCTCAACGGCTACGAGCAGAGCTACACCAACGCCATCCGCTCCGACCTCACCAAGGGCGACCAGTCCCTCAGCTCCGCCATCGTCTTCGGCAACGCCGCCGACTACGCCATGGCCTTCTGGGGCGGTCTCGCCCTTGAGGTCATCCGCGACAGCACCGGTGCCAAGACGGGCCTGTATCACCTCCAGGCTACCCTCCACTACGACGGCGGCGTCACCCGCCCGAAGAGCTGGGCCGCCATGCTCGACGCCCTCACCGCCTAAGCGGTCGCAGGTTGTTTCATCGGCCTCCTCCGCCTCGCGGCGGGGTGGGCCTCTTAAAACCACCGAACCCATGAAACTCATCGCGAATCAAGAGATCGAAATCGGCGGGCAGCGCTACGGCAAAGGCCAGCACGCCGAGGCACCCGCCGCCACTGCCGCCGCATTGATCGCCCACGGCTTCGCTCGTGCCTTCGCCCCAGAGCCCGAACCCGCTGCGCCCGAGCCTGCCGCAATCGAGACCGCCGCCCTGAAGCGCGGCAAAAAGATCACCGTCTCTCGCCCTTCGTAACCAGTGAAGCACTACACCCGCACCTCCACCCCGCAAGAACCCATCGCCCTCGGCGATGCGCTCACCTTTCTGCGCGCGGGTGGCGGGCCGGAGGACACCGCAACCGTCGCCGCGCTCATCTCCGTCGCCCGCGAGTTCACGGAGAAATTTACGGGCCGCGCCCTTTGCTCATCCGAGTTTTTGTTGGTTTGTGACGCATGGGCTACGGCTGGCGACGTCATCACCCTCGACCGCTCGCCCTTGATCTCCGTGGAGAGCGTCAGCTACTACGCCGAGGGCGAGACCGATCTTACCGAGATGGTCGAGGGCACCGATTACATCGTCATCACCGGCACCACGCCCGGCTGCGTGCAACTGCTCGTCGATGCACCCGCTCTAGCCGAGCGGCCCGACGCCGTGCAAATCGAGTTCACGGCGGGCGTTGCTTCGCCAGCCAACGTGCCGCCCACTCTCCTGCATGCCGTGCGCCTGCTCGTCTCGCACTTCTACGAATTGCGCACGCCCGTCAACGTCGGCAACATCGTGAACGACATTCCCCTTGGTCTCCGTCACATCCTCGAATCCCAGCGCGTCAACGGCTGGTGCGCCTAAACGACCATGAGCTACGCGACCTTTTCCCCCGCCAACGCCTTCGCAATCGAGCTCGCGCTTTCCTCCGCGCCGTCGATCCCCTTCGCCCTGACCGAGGACGACGGCAGCGCCGTCAGCCTGTCCAGCGCGACGCTTTGGTTTATGATTAAGGGAGACGACAACGACGCCGACGCTGACGCGCTCGTCACGCTCTCCACCGCCCTCGGCTCGATCACGATCACCGATGCTGCGGGCGGCGAAGGGCAACTCGACTTCATCGCCGCAGGACTCACCGAGACCGCCGCGCTCAAGGCCCGACCCTACCCCGCTTTTTTCAAAGTTAAGTTCTCCACTGGCGAGATCCGCACCTTCGGCGGGCAAGCGTGCATCACCCCGGCCGGTATCACCGCGACATGATTCTTACCCTCTTAAAGCGCGCGTGGCCCGTGCTGCGCCTTTTCGGGCGCGCCCCCGTCTCCCGCGCGACCTACCTCACCACCGAGACCGGCGCGCCAATCACCACCGAGACCGGCGAGGTCATCACCACTTCATAATTACCGCCATGCCATCCACTGCGAATCTCACACCTGCTGCATCTATCCTCTCAACCGAGCGCATTGTCGCCACCACGGCGGCGGGGGCGACGGTGGGCGTGCTGGCATCTGGCCTGCCCGTTAGCACGGCAACGACTACGGCGATTAACGCGGTGACGGCGGCGAGCCTGCAAAAGAGCGCGAACCTGGGCGACGTTGCGAGCGTGGCCACATCCCGCACGAACCTTGGCCTAGGCACGGCAGACAACGTGACGTTTGGGCAGGTGACGACGACCGGGGCTGTGATATGCGGCGCAGAGTTGTTTTTGGGTTCCGCTGAGATCACGGATGGCGGAAGCACGGCGTCGTTGACGATGCCGCTGACGAACGGGGCGCTAACGACCGCCGAAGAGGTAGCCGACGGATACCAGCCGCTCTCCGCCGCGCTGACGAGCGAGGCGGCAGCCGGGTCTGTCCTGACGGCGAACACTGTTTTCGATGACTTTTACCGCTCCGACCGTGCGCTTGACGGCGACGACGGCGATGGGTTTTACGGCCTTGACGGGCAGACATGGGACGTGATTGGCGACGGGGCGGCAACGGCGCAAATCGTGTCGGGGCGCTTGGTCTCAAACCTGCCGAACAACATCAACGGCAACTTCTACGCGTCGCTGGCGTATGGCGCTCCGATTACCGAGATCGGATTTGTTTACGGATTCACGCTTGACCATCCATCGGACGGCACGGGGCCAACCCTGATTTCAAACAACACGCTCGGCAACCTGAATGACATGTTGCACCTGATAACGAGCCCCGTGCGCTACCTGCTTCAAATCAGGGTTGGCGGAGGGGCGTTCGTTGAGGTGCTGAACGTGCCGTTTCAGCACGCCCTAAACGTCCCCTACCGACTGACGATGGAGATAGACGCGGCAAACGACACCGTTGTCGTGGTTGGGCCAGACGGACTGCGCACCACCGTTGTTGATGCCAACATCGGAGCCATAAATCCAACCTGCGGCACATGGCAGTTGTATCACGGCAACGGCTTTATTTCAGGCGTGAACATGGGGCCGGTTAAGGAGGGTGTGCTTCCTCTTTTTAACACCCATGCGCAAAACGCCGATGTTTCGGCTCTCTATGGGCAGGTGATGACCCGTCGCCGGAAATACTTAACCACCACCTTCACCGGCGTGGTGGCTCAGTGGTATCGGATTATGACGCGCTCGCTGTATGCGACGTATGAGATTAGCGGCACGCTAACGCTTTCGGCTAAGAACTCCCTTGGCTCACAAACGACGATTATCGAGATTTTCGCAAAATACGGCTCTTCGCCGGTTTACATGCGCCAAGTCAAGCGAAATGACGGGCTGGATATAATGTTCGCTGTTCGCTATTCTTACGACACCAGCGGGACGGTTCAATACCTTGACCTTCAAATCATATCCGCGACATCCATCACGCTCACGATGGATTTCACCGGCATCGGCGAGCTTGTCGCGCCCACCGGACCGGCGACGGCGGGTACAACTTATTCACAAACGCTTAGCTTGGTGTCTGACCTATCAGGCCCGGCGAGGACGCTGGCGACGCTCGTAGCGAATGTCGGGAATGTCGGCACCGGAAACGATTCGCTTTGGTCGCCAACGGTTCCCGCGCGCGCCTTTACGGGGGATTCGACGGTTGGGGCGGCGGTTTCATTTGAGGCGGCGGGCTCCTTTGCTGCAACCGCCAATAACAAACGGCTGCGCGTTTATTTCGGCAGTCTGATTTTTGATAGCGGAGCACTCGTAACTGCCGTGGCGGGTGATTGGTTGCTTCGCGGCACAATAATGAAAACGGGGGCGAACACCCAGCGGTGTCTTGTCTCGGTTGTGTTTTCCGACCCCACGCTCAATCCAATATCCAAATACACCGCGCTCACCGAAACGACGACGGCGGCGATTACGTTTGGTATTTTTGGCGAGGCGACGGCGGATAACGACGTGGTAATCTCTGTTGGCAAACTGGTGTTTGCGCCATGAGCACGCATGGTTCACGCCGTCCCTTCCCCTGGCGAGCCCTCGGCGCGGTGGCGTTCATCGCCCTCGTCGCGGCATGGCTCACGTTCGTAACCGGCTGCGCGCACAGCCCCGCAAAGGTGCGGCCTAGTGCGCCCGTTCCCTCCGCAACCACGGCCATCGTAACCGCCCACAAAGGGAAGGATGCCATCATTATCGCGGAGGCCGGTAAAATTGACGCAATCGCCCCCGCCGTGCGCGAGCATACGGACGCCCAGCGTGCCGCCGTAGCCGCCGCCCCCGCCGTCGATGTTGAGCGGCTGAATACGGAATGGCGCGCTGTCGTTGATTCGCTCACCGCCGAGAACGCCAGGCTCGCAAAGGACGTTGCCGCGCTCAAAGGGCAGGCACTCCGCGAGCAGTCCCGTTGGCTGACTTGGGCGGGCGTTGGTCTCCTCGCCGCGTTCGGCTTGTCCATCGTTGTCGGGCAGTTCGCCGCCGCGCTCAAGACATGGCCGCTCGCCGTCCTCGGTGCGGGGTGCTTTGGGCTCGCCCAGCTCATAAGTCATCCGTGGTTTCTGCGCGGCTTCACCGGCCTGCTTCTTGCGGGGCTGGCGTATTCTGCCTACTACGTTTTCGACCGCCACAAGGAAGGCCGGTTGCGTCGCTCACTTGAAAAGAAAGCCGCTGTCCTTGGCGAGATCGTCCCCGTGCTAGATGCCGCTTACGAGTCCTCCGCCGACACGATAAAGCAGGCGCTCGACGCCAATGTTTTCGCCCGCCTCTCCTCCGCGCTATCCAAGGAAGACAAGGCGCTCGTCCACAAGATTCGCGCCGAGAAAGTCGCCGCCTAATTTCCCGCCATGCCACAACCGAACGATAACCACCCTCCCTCTCACGATGCCCGCCTAGACAAGATCGAGGCGGCACTAGCGCGAATCGAAATCGCCATAATCGGGGACGTGGTAATGGGGCATGTCGGACTCGTCCACCGCATCTCCGAACACGAAACACGCCTCGCGAAAATCGAGGCAGACCGCGCCTCTGAATCTTCGCAGCGGCGCGGGGCCATCGCGGTTATTGCGGGCGCGTCCGCCGTCGCCGGTGCGATTGGTGGATTTGTGACTTGGGCAATCGGTGTTTTTGGGCAAAACCACCATCCATGAATCCGGGAAAATTAGATCGCGCGCTCGTTCTGCTTCGCCGCACCGTCACCAACGACGACGCAGGCTCGCCCGTGGAGACATGGTTGACAGATCCCCTCCCGCTTTGGGCTGAGCGCATCGAGGCGCGCGGCACCGAGCCCACCACCTCCGGCTCCACGCGCTCCCTCGTCACCTCCACCTACCGCATCCGCTACCGCTCCGACCTCGCCGCCGCCGATGCCGCAGGCAAATTCCGCATCCGCGCAGATGGTCGCGATCACGACCTCGTCGCCGCCCTCGAAGACGAGAAAGCCCCGCGCCGCTCTGCCCTCCTCCTCTCGCTCGCCTACACCCAAGGCGAGGCCACCTTAACGTCGGTGCCCACCGTCTGACCCGCCCACCGCCATGATCAGTTTTCGCATCACCGGGCAGACCGAGATTGCCAAGGCGCTCCAAGGGCTTGCCAGCAAAGTCCAGAAGGAGATCGCCCTGGAGACCATGCAGGCCGCCGTGCAGCCCATGGTCGTCGAGGCAAGGGCGCTGAGCCATGGCAGCATCCGCTCGGGTGCGCTTTATCGCTCCATCGGCTTTGCCATTCGCCAATACAAAAGCGGCGTCACCCTCGGCGTCATCGGCCCGCGCCACGGCTTCCGCACCACCCTCCCCGACGGCACCACCGCCGACCCGACCAAATACGCCCACTTGGTAGAGTATGGCCATGCTGTGAAGGGCGACGCCTCCGCATGGGTAAAGGAGCGCCCTTTCATGCGCCCGGCGTTTGATTCAACCTCGCCTCAGATGATTAAAATCATCAGTAAGCTACTTGGTCAAAAGATCGAAGACGCCGCCGCAAAGCTCGCCGCCAAAAACGCCCGCTCCGCCGCCCGCGCCCGATCCCAAGCCGTCGCCCTCGGCGCTCCCGTAATCTGACACCACCATGCACCTCGACCTTATCACCCTCATCAACGCCAGCGAATCCGTGACCGCGCTTGCCGGTGATCGCATCACATGGCAGCGCGCCGCGCAGGCCCCCGGCGCCGTTCCCTACGCCGTGATCGTTCGCACGAGCGGCGCGCTCGGCTTCGCGCACGACGGGCTATCCTCCCTCGACACCGCCCGCCTTCAGATCGACTGCTTCGCCCCGACCTTTGCCCAGGCCGACGCCCTCCGCACCGCCATCACCGACGCGATTTGCGGGCAGGTCGGCGTGACGGGCTCGACTGACTTTCGCGCCATCACGCCCAACAGCCCGCGCGATTTCGAGCCGGTCAATAACATCCACCGCTGCCTAGCCGACATCACCGTCACGTATCGGCCCGCCTGATTTCCCGTATCGTAACCACAACTACACCACACCATGAGCGCTTCAACCTTTGGATACACCCTCACCGTGGGCGGCACCGCCGTCCTCGGCCTTACCAGCGTCACCTCACCCCGCCTCAACCACACCGGCCTGATCGACAAGCTCACGCACGGCAGCTCCGGCGGCATCACCGAGAAGATCCACCCGCTGACCTTCTCATGGACTCCCGGCTCCGCGACGTTCGACGTGCGCCCCGCCGACGCCGGCCAGATCGCCCTGATCGCCGCCGCCGCTGGCACCACCGCCGTTGCCTGCGTATTCACCAAGCCCGGTGTCACCGCCGTAACGGTCTCGTGCTTCATCACCATCGCCGAGTCTGACAATCCCGCCAACACCCCCACCACGCAGTCGCTAACCGCCACCTTCGAGCCCACCGGAGCCGCTTCATAATGTCGCCCACCTCCCCCGTCACCGCCACCATCGGCGGGCGCACGCTTCCCCTCGTCTGGAATCGCGTCGCCCGCTACCGGCTCTCCCTGCTCGGTCACGAAGACCCCGGCGAATATGCCGCCACGCTCGACATCCTCCACGCCGCCAGCTCCGCCGCCGCCTACCCCGCGCCCCCGCCCTTCGCCCGCGTCGAGGATCTCGCCGCGGCGCTGACGGACGAAGAGGAGAAGGGCGCCCGCGAGGCCGTCGAGTTGCTCATATCATCCGCCACCGCTGAAAAAAAAAGCTCCTCGATGAATGGGCCTTTGCCCGCCTCGACCTCGGCCTCAGCACAGACGAGTGGCTGAAGCTCGACGACCACGCCATCGATGCCCTCACCGACCGCCATATCCAGCGCCTCCGCGACGAGCAGTTCGCCGAATGCCAGCGCCGCGCAGACCTCTTCAACCTGCACGGCGTGCCGCCACCCTCGGGCTTCAAATCGTGGAAGGCGCGCGACTTCATGCCGGGCGTGCAGCCTAGAAAAACCCTCCAAGAAATAGCCGCTATCTACGGCATCAAAACACCCACACCATGAGCACATCAATCGGAGAACTCAGCGTCGGCGTGTCCCTCGATACCAAGAGCCTCGGCGCTGGGCTGAAGGGCATGGAGCGGAAAATCAAGGGGCAGGCGAAGCAGCTCGACGCCGAATATAGAAAGATGGCCGGCGCGGGTGCCTTCGGCTACTCCGAAACGGTCGGTGGCACCCGCCCCACGCGCGGCCGCTCCGGTGGTGGTGGAGCTTACGGCGGCATGGCGGGCGGGGGAGCTATGAATCCCGCCCAGAAGCTCGCCCGCACCTTTGGCGGGCAGACGCTCGGGCGCTTGGTCGGGGGCGGCGGAGAGGCCCTAGCCGGTCTCGGGCCCGGTGCCATCGCCGCCGCCGCCGCCGTCGGCATGGTTAAACTTCAGATGGCCATCGTGGGCTTCGCCAAAGACTCCAAGAAACTCGACCCCGCCACGCTTTCCGTAATCAGCTACGGCAAAGCCCTGACCGACATCGGAACAGGTGTTAAAAACGCAGCCAAGGGATTCGCCGTCGAGGCACTCGGCACGCTCACCCGCTTCGGCGAATTGATCGGCTCGGGCTTCAGTATATCGGCGCTCACCGCCGCCGAAGGCAGCGAGCGCGCCGCCGCCGGACAGGAGCAGAAGCTCGCCAACTTCAAGGCCGTGAACGATCCGGCGCGCCTCGCGAAAAGCCGCAGCGCCATTGCCGATTTTCAACGTGACCAAGCCTTCGGCGCGGCCTCACCCAAGCAGCAGCAGGCGATGCTACGCGGCGAGATCGCCGCCCTCCAGACCAAGGAGGCGCAGGCCAAGACCGAGGGCAGGCTCGCCGACTCCCTCGACATCAGGCTCGACCGGCTTCGCAAAGAAACGGAGCTGCAGAAGAACATCACCGACTTCACCGCCAAGCAGAAAGAAAACGCCGACGCCATCACGCGGGCGCGAGCCGAGCGCATGGACACCGAGGACGAAGCCGAGAGAAAGCGCGCGCAGGAATCCCGCGAGACTCTCGACGCCGTGCTCCGCGCCACCGAGGGCGACATGCTCCAGTCCGGTCTCGACCGCGTGCGTGACCGCCTCGGCAGCGTGCGCAATCCCTTTGAGTCCCGCTCGACCGGCGACTTCGGCAGTGCCTCCGCCTCCACCGCGAATCTCGCCATGGAGGGCAACCGCCTGCTCGCCGAAATGACGCGCATCCTCCGCGCCGTCGAAGCCAACACCGAAGACGCACTCGCCCGAAACTAACATGCCCACCCCCTACGAAAACATCGAAGACGACCTGCTCGACGGCTACCCGCGCGCCCGCTACTCGCAGACCTCCGAGGGTCAGTCCTACCATTACCGAGGCGACTACACCCTCCTCAGCACGAACAGGCCCGCCACTGGGGACATCTGGGAGGACGGGCGCTTCGTCTCCGGCGTGGAGTTCTACCGCATCGGCCGCAGCGGCCTCGCCGAATTGATCGTCGAGACCGACCTCCAAGTCGGCACCACCACCGCCATCGCGACCACGCTCGAGTCCACCCGTTACCAATGCACCTGGGAGCTTAACGACCTGCCCCTCGAACAACACCCCGCCTTTGTGCCGGGTGGTGCCTCCGATCTTTTCGCCGCCGCCGCTACCGTCTCCGGCGTGCCCGCCCGCAAACACATCGACGACGTTTTTGGCTGGGAAAATGAACCCTCCACCGTGCTGCGCGGATCGTTCAAATACACCTCCATCCTCGCCACCGGTCAGCCCGGCCCCGAGGTGACGCTCACCGGCGGGGCGCTCGCCTTTGCCAAGTTCCGCCTACTCGGTCAGCAGACCGTGCCCGCCTTCCTTCCGGTGTGGTCAAAGATCGGCACCTACAACGGCACCAATGCTCCGGGCGTGGGCGTGATCGGTCAATACACCGCAACCCCATCCGGCACCGGCTACCCCGAGGTGACGACCGGCGTGGGCTACCAATGGATAAAGATCCAAGACGACTCCGAGCGAGTCGGGCGCCGCAGCCGATGGGATCGCTCCGAGCGTTGGCGCGGCTACGTGAAGGTGTGGCTCGACATCGACACCCTCAACCCCGCCAGCAACACGCTCCCGACATGAAAACCATTCGAGTCGGCCCCGGCCTCTCCCTCTCCAGCGGACCGCGTGGCATTTCGATTGCGCTCCTGCCAAGCAGGCGCACCGGAAGGCAGTTGGTGCGGCCAAATCCCTTCACGCTCTACAACGCGAGCGACGGCGCCACCCTCAAGGTGGGCATCGCCCCCGGCTTGGTCAACGGTATCAGTCCCACCTACACCGGCGCCTCTCCCTCCGGCGAGCTCGAGGACAACCCGCCCCCGCTCCTCACCATCACCGCGACGACTTACTTCTGGTTAAAAGTCGTCGGCACCTTCGGCAGTCCCGACACTTACGTTGTCACTGTCGAGAGCAACACCACCGGCACAACGCCATCAGGCACCGCCATCTCCGCGACTGCGTTCACCTCGTTCCTACCCATCGGCTCCGCCACGGTGGCTAGTGGTGCCATCACCGCCGTCACCCCGGCGAACAACGGTGCCAACTGGAACGCGGAGAGCATCGGCAGCGCAAACGTCTGGTGGCGATGAGTAGGATTGCGACCCTTTCCCTGACCGATCCGGCACGCGGCCAAGACGTAAACCCGTTCGGATTTCGCATCATCGGCGCCGACAACCGGCGCAGCTTTGAAGCGGTCCCGCACTACACCCAAATCGCCGTTCGCCTCCGCCACACCTCGGGCATATACTCTGGCTATGATGGCACCGCGACGTGGACGCGCGTTCCCATTCCAAACTCCAGCGTCGCGCCGGTTGCTTACAGCGACATCACGGGCATCGACGTCGCCACCATCTCGACGCCAACCGGCACCGATTGCGCCTTCATGGTCGGCCCAGCCACCTACTCCATACCCGGCGGCAACGAGCTTTACTTCTACGACCCCAAAAAACAGCGCCTCGATATTTTTGGCACCAGTCAAGTCATCAGCTCGGCGGGCTTTGATTTATCAATTCCGCTGCCGCTCTGGTCTGTGGTCGGATCATATTCAGCTACCGACCGCGCCCCCTTCACGCACTGGGGCTTTGCAGGTGTGGACTCAATTGATTCGAGCGGCTGGTCGGATTCCCAATGGCGCGACTATCGAGGCACCTACAGCGTCACCTCCGGCCCCGTGCAGTTGGATTGGACTTTGAGTTAAGGCACGATCCCGAAATACCCCGCCGCATCCGCCTCCGTAGCTCGCCCGGCGTGCGGCTGCGCCAAACGCCAGGCGGTATTAAACAAATGGATACCGTTCAACTCCCGCACCCCGACAGCATCTACCCCGCAGACATCGCCAAGCGCGCTGCCGTCCGGTGAGGACGGACACACCTAGTCACCTGCCCGACCTGCCGCGACATGGCGCTGGTTGGCTACCT